TGGTTACAAAGGTACTTCACCATATGATGCTGGACTGTTCTACTGTCCATACGTTCCATTACAGATGGTTCGTGCAGTGGGAGAAAATAGTTTCCAACCAAAAATCGGGTTTAAGACTCGTTATGGCATGGTTGCTAACCCATTCGCAGAGGGAACACAAGCAGGTAGTGGTATCCTTAGTGTTAACGCTAACCGTTACTACAGACGTGTTGCTGTTAAAAACCTTATGTAAGCAAGATGCTTATATCTTTCAGGAGACCCTTCACGGGTCTCTTTTTTTATGCTATAATAAATATAAACGGAGACCTGCTCAGAACTAATGGCAACTCGCCCATCACAAATAGATAATAGGAATTTTCTTGCACCAGTTGGATTTAAGTTTTCACTTAAACGAAGCCCCGGTGTTGCTTATTTCTGTAATAGTGCTAACATTCCAGATCTTAATTTAGGTGTTGCGAATCAACCAAACTATCTTAGAGACATTCCAGTTCCCGGAGATAAAATTGATTTTGGAGATTTAAGTATTAGATTTCTAGTTGATGAGGACTTGACTAATTTTATGGAAATACAAAAATGGCTTCGTGGATTAGGTTTTCCAGAGACTTTACAGGAATTTCGTGATTGGGAAGCGAGTGGAAACACACCTAAAAAAAATTATAAAAGATCTGGTCATGACATTTATTCTGACGGCACTCTTCAAATATTAAGTAGTAACTTAATTGCAAAATTTAATGTTAACTTTACTGATTTATGGCCCTATAGTTTGACAACTTTATCATTTGACGCTACAGACACTGACATAGAATACTTTACAGCAGATGTTAGTTTCAAATACACTATGTACACAATTACTGATTTAGCAGGAAATGACCTTTGATCTTGAAAAGATTCAAGAAATGTGGGAGAAAGATGCAAAAATAGATCGAGATAACCTACATGACGAATCTTTAAATATACCATCACTACATGCAAAATATTTTCAGATATATAACACGATATTTTTATTAAGAAAGAAAGCAGAACAGCAAAGAAAAAATATACGTCACGAAAGATTTGAATATTTTAGTGGCAAGGCTGACCCTGATGTTTATATTCAAAATCCATTTCCAAAAAAGATAAGAGATAAAGATACAATGACTAAGTATCTTGATGCAGATGAAAAATTATCAAAGGCCTCTCTTAAAATAGATTATTATGATACAATGTTAGTATACTTAGAAAGTATTCTAAAGATCGTGCAAAACAGAACATATCAAATTAAAAATGCTATCGAGTTC